TATTATAAGCAAGAATGCTGTTTATAAATGCCTCTCAGACCTCCATATGAGCGTTCTAAGAGACTCCTATTGTTAAGATAAAGATTACCCTTTATACTTAAACAAATCTTTTATATCTACTAAGTATTTTTTACATTTGACTACAAGAACTTTTGCTTTTTCTAAAACAATTTTAGATTTAGCAACCATGTCTCGCATCATGTTTGGCTCACAATGCCACATAATACCCATGACGATAATTATTAAAAATAATATTAAACTCATTAGTTTTTACCTCTAGTCTTTTTTACTATCTGGCTTATGGCTGTTTGTATATAATCCAAACCAAGCTGCGCCAGCACCCACAACAATCGAGATCAATCCTGATTGTTCAAAGGTCGGTTCAGCTAAATCCATGAACCAGAATGTTGTAAAATATAACAGATACATATAGATAGATAAGAAAGCTCTTGGAATTATCCTCCAACTGTCTATTGCTTCTGCTACAAATATAAATTTTTGATAAGGGTTATCGTTCTTCTCATCTTCAAGTTCCCTTATACGATCTTTAAGATCAGACTTTTCTTGAAGGAGCGCCATAAATTTATTAAGATCAATTTCGACCTCATTCCTATCCATGTCTCCTTGAAAGCCACCCATTTGATTTTGCATATTCATTCCTCTACTTTTTAACTAAACTACCACCAAAGTACATACCAATTATAGCCGATACTAAATTGGTATCTAACTGCGTGATTACCAAACCTTGAAATGTAATCCATTCAAAAACCTCTCTTCCATCTCTAAAAAACCAAAAACCAGGATTCCAATTTGTAAATCCTACAGTTACATCTACATCTGGTGCAAAAACTGCTACAAGTTTAGGTAATAACACAATAGCAAATATAGCAGTTAATGCTATTATTCTTCTTGTCCAAGCAAAGCCTTTATCTTGTAGGCCATGATCAAGAGATTGCTGTTTAGCTTTCATCTCAAACTCACCTCTCGTTATAAGAAGTTTTTGTTGTTCTTCTTTAGCTTTTCTGCTTTGTGACCATATACTTAGCAAACTACTTAATAAAGTAGAACCAAGCATTGTTATTATTTCAAATGGAAAACCCACTATAACTCTCCTCTATGTCACCTGTTAATACTTCTTCAGCCAGTTGCTCATAGAATAAGCGAAAATGTTCTAAACTCATAAAGCTTAAATCTTGTCTAGCTTGATGAGTTCGATAAATTTCGTAAGCGTTTTCTAATTGTTCTTCGGTGTACAATAACATATTATAGTATCCATTTTAAAATTTGTCAAGCGTTATTTTATAAAAGGCTGATATCTGTTTGCAATATTTACAAGTTTATCAGCATAGTCTGGATCAGAAGCATATCCTCCATCTTGTATAGCTCTTGCATACTCTTCTTTAGTTTTAGCTTCTCTTATTGCATCGTATCTAGGATGAGCTACTTTTTCTTTATAGCCTTCAAAAGATTCTTGTATGCTGTCATATACTCTAAAAGTTTCTTTAGACACTATTTCTTTGCCATCTATAACTTCTTTTGTGTTCATTTGTACAGAAGGTTGGTTTGCTTCAACTTCTGCTTTTCTTAAAACTTTAATTCCAAAAGGATTATTGTACTTTGTAGTTAAATCAGAAGTACCATGAGAAGACTCTAAACTAGCTTGAGCAGCTACTATTTCTGGATAAGCAATTCCAGCTTTTACAGCCATATTATAAAACTCTACGTATTGTCTTTGATCGTTTTTTAGTTCTGTAGCGTCTCCACCGTTTCTTGCAGAGAGTCTTCTACTAAAAGATCGATTGCTTTCTTTTTTCTTAACAGTTAAATTACTTGGTGAGTTGTTTCTAGGATTTCCGTCTTTATGATCAACATCCTTTCCGTCACCTTTTACAATCCTTCCTTCTCTTTTTAGCTTTCTGTTAGCGTTGTTTCTGTGCGCCCTGTCTTTCTTTTGTTTTTCAGAACTGTGATAATTGTCGTACTCTTTACGATAGTTTCTAGCTGTTCCTCCTTTTACAAATGTAATTCTTTGGCCCTTTTTAAATTGGTCTGTTTTAAATTTTTTATTTAAAGCTTTAGCTACGTCTGCCGTTAAACTTATTTCTGTAGGCTTTCCAATTTTTGGATTTTTAGCAAGAACAACATTTCCAACTTGTATTACTTCGTCTGATGATTCGATAGGTAAACCAAATTTTTTATCGTAGAAAAAAGAAGCTCTTCTAGGATTATAATTTATTTGAATCCAGTCTTTAACTTGATTGTTTTTTAATTGTTCTTCTGTATACTTTGTAGTTTTACCGCCTTTAATTATTTGTACGGCTTCGTCTCTAACACTTTTTTCTGATTGTTTTACCCAAGAACCATCCATTGCAGCACTAGGAGTTTTACCTCCTCCTACAGCAGTATAAAGAGCTGCACCAGGATTTTTATTGAAAAACTTAACATTATTAATTTTTGCTGCTCTGCCATAGCCTAAAACTTTATCTGCTTTAGGTTTATGAACAGTCATAATCCAAGTATTATAATTTTTATAAGAAGGAATATCTAAACGTAAAGAAACTTTTTCTCCTGATTTAAAAGTTTTATTAAGTTCAGAAATTCCAGATTTAAGTTTACTATCTGGTAAAACAGAAGCTACTTCTTCTAATTTAGGAAGTTCTGGAATTTTTGTTACAGGACCACTGTATAGTTGCATATCTTTTTGCGAAATTTTTCTAAAGTCATCATAGCTTATTTTTCCTTCTGCTAAATTTTTAGCGCTTATGCCAAGCTCAGTTTCTAATGCTTTCGGAAGCGGTTCACCTTTTGTTTTTTTTAATTGACTTTTAATTTCTGCTCTTTTTTCTGGACCAAGATTTAACGGACCAAATATTTCGTCTAGTTCTGTATCTGTTTTATCTGTAGGAACTGTTTTAGTTTTTGGTCCTTGTATATTTTTAATAATTTGTTCTTCGTCTTTTTCAAGTTTTGCAGCGCCTTTACTTGCTTTCTTTGAAGCTTCTTTAAGTATAATTCTTAAAGCTCCTCCACCAACAAAACCGAGTCGTTCCATTTGTTCTTCGTAAGGCTCTCCTGTAAAAGGATTGATTCTTTCAGAGGGTTCTTCAACTACATTGGGAACAGGAAAAGATATTTCTCCTCCATCAAAGTTTTGATCTCTTTTATATTTTTCTTTTAATTTATCAAAAACATCTGGATCAAAATTTAATATTCTAGGATCGTTTCTGCTTTCTTCGTCTCCATGTACAAATAAAGGAATAGCGGACATTTCTTTATATACTTTTTCGTTGACATTTATAAAAGCTCTATAAGGAGATTCTTTTTGTTCTTCAGAGTACATCTTGTTTTCAGAATCAACAAACTTCTGTAAATCTCCTTGAGTAAGTTTAAGAGGAGTAAAAAATTCAATTCCTGTAACCGATCCTTGATCTCCTACTTGGGCTAATTCAAGAGCTTCTTCTAACGATAAACCTACTTCTTCTCTTAAAACTTTAACAGGGCTTGCATTTATTGTTTTGTAGTTTTTTGTAAACCAAGTGATAGCTGCCGTTTTCTGTGCAAATTCTCTAGCATATCCATAATATTCTTCGTTTAATTGAATTGCAAGTCTTTCAAAATCTTCTGGAGATTGTCCTTCATAAAAAGAAGCAGCTAGTTTTTCTTTTATAGTCCTTTGTCTTTTTTGAAACTTTCTGGCTGTCATTGCATATTGTGCTTCTAAATATTCAGTTGTTAGTTTTATATCACTCCAACCAGTCCAAAATTTTATTTGTTCATTTGTTAAGTTTATTTCTTCTTTATAAGGAGTTAATCTTTTTCCAAATGTAGGAGAAGCAGGATCAGTGTCTATTTCGCTTTTTCTTTCTGTCCTGTCTTTATATCTTTTTACAGCTTTTATAGTTCCTGGCATAGTTGCTTCTGCTAATCTAGCCAATAGAATCGTTAGATTGTTAGTGTTTAAAATTGCATTACTGATATAATTTCCACGAGTATCAAATTTTTGTGTTGGATCAAATGGATTTTCTATTAAGGTTGGTTCAGTAGATCCTTCTTTTACTTGATAACCTTGTCCACTTTCTGAAAATGTAAAATGACCGCTTATTGCATTTGCAAGTAAAGACCTATCTATAAAAGGACCAGCGCCATCAAGAATAGTCTCTTCAACAACTTTTACAGTGTCTTGACTTGGATTTAATTTTAAAGGATCATCATCTGTTAAATATTTACCTATTCTTCTAACAAAGTAGATAGGAAAATTATATGGATTATATCTGGTTGTAGCATTAACATGAGGATATCCTTCATCATCTACATAAATACTAAAGTTTGTGTCTTTTTGATAGTCAGGAGCAACTCCTACATTATAATGTTCTTTAGCTTCAATCTCTCTTTCGTCTTTTGTAAGCCTATCATAACCTCCTTCTGCTAAGTAACCAACAGCACCAAATGCAGCGCCTCTTCGTATTCCTCTTCTCATCATTAACTGGCCTGCTTCTGTTGCTCCATCTTTAATCATTTCACGACCTAGTTTTATTTCTTGAAATGTTCTTCTCATTGTATTAGCAGCCATTCTTATTGATTCAGCACTAAAAGAAAAGAAGGTAGATATTAAAGGAATCCCTCTTAATTTTTTTACTCCTCTAGGAAGAAAATCATAATTTTGTAAAACACCACTAACAACATCTGATGCTTCTTGTTTGGTGTTTTCTATTCTGTATTTGTTAAACTTAGGATCTTCAGGTAAAAGATCATTAATTTTATTAAAAAATTTAGTTTCTTGTTTCCACATTCCAAGCTTAAATAATTCATCTCCAGACCTATAAGCAGTTGTAAATGCTTCGTTTAGATATTTAGCACCTGTAAATCGATACAAAGTATCAAGCATTTGCCATGTTTTGCCTTTTCTTCCTTTTGTAAATTCTTTAATTCCTTGTGTGTATTCGCTTGCTAAAATATTCTTACCAAATAAATTATATTCTGCAGCCTCTGCAAGTTCTTTTTGTATTTGTTTATCTGTTGTTTTTGCTCCTCTTTTTACAAGAAGTTCTAAACCTTTTGCAAATTCTTTACTAAACGGATTGTTTCCGTTTGCCATTGCGCCTATACCAGCTCCAACTACGTTAATAAACTGTGTTCCGTGAGAATAAATAGTATTAACGGCATGCATTATACTTTTTACAAATCCTCCTGCCCTTGCCCATTTTGCAAAGTTTCCTTGACCGATGAATAAACTTATTTCGTCTACGTTCTGAATAAATCTTGCATTAGCATCGTTGGTATACATACCGCTAAGCTTACCATAACCTTCTGGAATTTGTACTTTAAATCCTGAAGGCGCTGTATTAAGATCTTTAAAAATATAAAGTCCTCTTCCTTGCTCATGTATGTCGTTATAAAATTTTTGTTCTTCTAATCTTCTTACTGTTTTCGTTGCTGAAATTTCAAATTTGTCTAAAGGATCATCAATACGACCTAAGAATTTTTGTACGCTTGTAGGCATTTTAAGTCTTTCTTTTAATAAATTATTTAGTCCTTTATTTGAGTATTTTGATTTTACTCCCATTAAAGAAAAATAATCTTTTCCTTTTTCTGCTTTGGCCAGTCCTTCTATAATTGTATCTATAGCTGTGTCTAGTTCTTTTTGTGCAGAAGAAACTCGAATTTTATATTGCGCTAATGTTTCTCCTTCTTGTTGAGGAGCAGTTAATCTTCTGTTTAATTCTTTTCCTTTTGTTGTTTGTTCTAAATATTGTTTTTTAATATCAATTCTAGCTGCTTTTTCTAATGATCCAGAAGGATACCATTTTCCTGCTTCTCTTAATTTATAAGATTTTCTTACATAAAAACCAAGATTATCTATAATTTCTTCTACTTTCGTAGGATCCATATCTGGAAGCATTGAAAGCCTACGAGATAAGCTATCTTGATATTGTCGTAATGTTTTAACAGGTTCTCTAAGTTCTTCAGGAAGAAGTTTTAATTGACGATTAAACTCTTCTGTTTGTTTTACAGAAGGCTGAAAACCTTTGCTTGTTTTTATTGCTGGAAACCTTCTATCAGTGTATAAAATATTATCGATTTGTTTAAATATTTTATCTCTTTCTTCTGACCTTCCTACTGTAGGTATTTTTTCAAACAGTCTTTCAATTGTTGAACCAAAAGATGTATCAATGTTTCTTATAATATGAGCTATTTCAGTAAATTGTTTTTCTTGCAATCCTTGCATTTTTAAGTACCTTTCATGCATTTTTATAGGCACTCCTTGTCTAGGAGAAAAAGTTACTCTTAACCTTTCACCTACGGTTCGCATTAACTCATTTTCAAAATATTTAGAATTTAAACTATTAAACCATCCTCCTTCTAACGCTTCTGTGTCTGCCGTTCCTTTTTGTACGTCTCCTCTTTGTTCTGCTCTTTTTCTTCTTTCAATCAAAGATTCTTTAATTTTATTGCTTTTTCTATTTTTAATAGAGTTATTGTAGCTTGTTTTAATTTGATCAACAAAAGCTTTTTTAACTTCTGCACTTTGGCCTTTTAAGTCTTTAAGCACTTCCATAAAAGCATCTGGAACTTTTATTCCTGACGTATCAATTTTACCTATTTGTTCTTTACCTGCCCTATATGTTCCACCAGCTAATTTAACTACTCCAGTAATTCCTAAAACAGCAAGAATAGACTCTCCTCCCATTTTTATACGAGCTTCTAATTCTGTATCATCTTTATCATATTTAACAGGTTCTAAAATGTATTCTTCAAAAGAAGAAAACCAAGAATCGTCAGGAATCCATTCTCCAATAATGTTAGCTAAATTATCTTGCATTGGATCTAGAGCAAGTTGACCTGCAGCTTCAGCTTTAAGAAGCGCACCTGTTTTTTTAAATTTGTCAAAAGTTTTAATTGGAGCAGTTACTTTATTGACTCCTATGATTGCAGCGCCTAAACTTCCAAGCTCTCTTACAACATTTGGTCCTAAACCTTCAGGCCTTGTGATTGTTGGAGACATATATTCCCCTCGTTGTCTCATTTCAACATTTTCTTCGCCCACAGCAGCTTCGTATATATCTTGTAGAAGATATTGAGAAGCTTGTTTTTTTTGTTTTCTGGCTTGTTCTAGACCTTCTGGTTCTTTTTGAAAGTCAGACATGTATTTTTGATTTTCTTCAGATAAGAAAGCAACTCCTGAAGTAGGAGGTACGTAAGGGGTATCGATAAGGGTAGAAGCTCCTAAATTAAAGATCGCTTCAACAGGCTCTGAAAGAGCGCCACCGTAAGTTCTTTTTAGTTGATTTTTTTGCTCTTCGCTTGCTGAATCATAAATTCGATAAAGTTCAAATAAATTAGTCATTTTATTTTTAGTCTATGCCTAATATTGCATCAAAAGATTTATTTAACTTTCTTGCTCTATAAGCGGCTGCTTCATATGCGAATTGCACATATTGTTCTTCGCTATATGCTTTTTTCATTACAGTATTTCCGTTATCGTCTACTGTTAAAACATCAAAATAACCGCCACTGTCAAAAACACTGGCTCTATAACGTAACTGTTGAGTGTCTGACAAGTCTCTATTCGCTTCTGAATAAACAATTGTTGTAATACCAGATAGTGTCATTTTTTGTGCTTCTGCTCTCAGTACATTTATTTCTAACTCGCTAAAAACAGGCTCTTTTCCTGCAGCTTTAGCCTCGTTGTTTGCTTCTATGTAAGAAGTAATCTTAGTTAATGCGTTAAAATTATTTCTCATTTCGTTAGTAACACCTTGAAGTTTATCGGCTCTAGAAGCTCTTTCATCTTTATAAAGATCCCACATTCTTTTTTCGTTTGCGGATAAGCCCAGATAATTAAAATCAACTATTTCCTTTGAATTAGGATTTGAAGGGGTTTTGTAGTCTAGTCCTTGTATCATTAAAGAAAATCTTTCTTTTGACATGTTTTTAGGTAAAATCCTTCTATCTATACTTTGAAAATAAGTGTCATCGAATATTTGTAAGCCGTCTTCTAGTTGTTCTCTCATAGCATTAAAATCAATTCTTTCTTGATAAATTATATTTGAAAGATCTGAAGGCTTATATTTTTTTTCAGAAGAATCTAAATTGATTCGTTCTAAAACATTTTGAAATAGTCTTGTATCTAAATTCATAGCGTTAATTCTACGTTTTGCTTCTTCTTGACTAAAACCTATATCTAAATCGTCTTTTGGTCCAAACAACTCATCGGCTGTTCGATAAATAGGCAAACCAGTTCTTGTGTCTTTTCCTCTAACATCCCAAGCACTTTCTCCTTTAAAAGTAGTAGGAACTATAAACGGATCTAACTGTTTACTATTGTCTATATATTGTTTTTTATATATTTTTTCTAGTTTTATAGCGTCTCTTTCTATAAGAGTTAATGACTCATCTATATCAGTCGTAGTAGGATCATCTTTAGGAGAAAAACCAAAAATATTTTTTACTCCTTGAATGCCTGCTGCTGCCCAACTTCTATTTTTTGGCTGTAAATAAGCTTGTTGTTGTGCAAAATAGTAATCTTCAAAAGGAAGAGCAGCTTCTTCTAGTGTTTGTCTTCTAAGAATTTCAGCTTTTCTTATTTCTCTTTCGTTAACCTCTGTAGCAGGATCATCTTCCACATAAATTTTAGGAAGTTTTGTTATAGGATCTACTTCATATATTCCTTTTTCATTTGTTCTATATCCCATTTTTGCAAATAGATTATCTCTAAGCTCGTCAGAAACATTTTTAATATCTTCTTTTCTTTTTGCTTGCGCCCATTCAGAATTTTTTCCAAGTTCTCCACCTGCAGTAGTCCAAAAATTAGGATCAGCTTCATCTAATTGTCTTTCTGCCATTAGTTCAAAATAATCTGGAGTGTTCTGATACTTTTCAAACTCTTCAACAACTTTTTGAGTTCTTTCGTGTTGTTGTGTTATTTTTGCATTTTCTAAAATTTTTAGCTTCTCTAGCTCTCTTAATTTTAAATTAGAGTCTCTTATCATTCTGTTTTCTCTAGCACCTAGAAACCCTAAAATAGCAGCACCAATAAGTCCTTTTCTTCCTGTAGAGCCATACCTACCCATATAAGCTTGTGCAATATCTTCCCATGTATTATTTTCTTTTAACATATCTAAAGGATTTTTTGACATTTTTATTCTCCTCTACTTAATAAACTGTTTTGTGTTTCTTTTTCTACTTTTTCTAAAAGACTTGGAGAAAGCTCTATTTCTTCAATTTTTTCTTTTATTTCTGTAGGAATTGCTTGTGGATTTACTCTAGAACTTGCTTTCTTTTTTAAATCTTCTAAAGTTGTTACTTCTTCTTCCATTTTTTCAACAGAATTTTTTCTGTTTTTTAAAGGTTCATCACTTAAAAATTTATCTCCAGATTCTAGTACATATTCTATTTCTGCTTTTTCTGCTAAAGCCATAATCATATACATAGTTGGCTCCATTAATAAAAGCATTAAATCTGGATTCCATTTTCCTTCAATAAAACCAGTATATAAAATAACACTTGCAATATCTATAACTCCTACTCCACCTCCAACAGAAAGTAAAACATTAGATGCTGCTTCAGGTTCAATTAAAGCATCAAAAATAACATACATTCCTTCTCTTGGATCTGTGATTTCTGGAGATCTTTCCCAATTGTAAGGTTGCTCTTTAGAGTTTGTTAACGATTGTCCAGGAACAGGTCTTCCACGATCTATAGAGTTTTCTAAATATTGAATGCCTTCTTGTGTTAATTCCATGTTTTCTATGTCTCCTTGTTATACTACTCTAGGTAAACCAATTGTTGTGCTTGGGAAACCTAATGCATTAGGATTCACCAAACCTGTCATAAACGCAGTTGATCCTGTTCCAAAAGTAAGACCTTTTCTTGGATCATTTAGATTTTTTATCTTAGTCAGTACGTCTTCTGGTTGGTAGCTTGGTGCGAGTGGTGTAATATTAGAAGCTATTGGCGCTTCTTGTATAGGTTGAGGCATAACAACTCCTGCTCCTGTATATTCTTCTTCGCCCATAATCATGTTCATAGCTACTCCTGTTCCAACACCTTGTATTATTCCACTTGCAATTTTAGCAGGGCTGTCCATTTCTGCGTAAACCTTAGATCCAAAATCTCTTAAAACTTCTCCTGCTGATCTTCTTTCAATATATCCACCGCCTTCTGCCAACGGAATATTTCCTTCTGCCAATGATTCAGTTAAAGTTTTATCTGGAGTTATCATTTGTGGAGGCTCTAATAAAGAAGTCGTTTGTGGTGTAGTAGTTGTTGCTGCTCCTCCAGTACTAGAAAAAGTTTCATAACTTCCTGGTTGATATCCCATTGTTCCTTCAGTTGGAGGTTTTGCAAAAAGATTATCAGAAGCCATACTAGGCTGATAATTAGGATCAAAAAACGTATTGTTTACAGCATCAACTGATTCAGTAATACTACTAGATACATTTACTGCATCAGGATTAATCATTCCGTTAGAAGACATAGTTTGTGCTTCTATGTGGTTTATAGCTGTTGTAGCAGCTTCTGAATTTGAACCAGCGTTTGCAACATTTTCAATCACTTGTTCAACTCCACCTGCTGTTTCTCCTGTAGTTGCTAGTTGTCCTGCACCTGCACTCACTGCGTCACCTGCACCTCTTTTTGTTGCGGTAACAGCTATTTCTTCTATGGCTGCACCTGCTGCCTCAGTTGCACCTGCTGTTGCTGCCTCAGTTGCACCTGCTGCCGTAGCCTCTGCTGCTGCCGTTGCTGTCGCTTCTCCTGCTGCTTTTGCACCAAATTTACCAATTAAGTTTTTAGCAACTGCACCCATAGCCATAGACAAACCAATCATGCCTACGATTCTACCAAGTTTAGAACCCATTAATTTCTTAATGCCTTTTTTAATTTTTTTTCCTAGTCTTCTTAAAAATTTCATTTTTGTTTTATTTTCCTCTTACTTAATATTATGGATTAGGTCCACTACTTCGTCTTGATGTATAGCTTCCTCCTCCTCCAGAAGTAGCATAAGCTGTTGTTAAAGATCCAGCAAAATTAGAAACGATGTTAGTTAAATAGTCTTTATAAGTTGAACCTGCTTTACCTTCATTTGCTAAAGCTGTAGCAACAATTTGAGCTTTTCTGTTTTCTTCGTTTTCTGCTGCTCTAAAATCAAAATCAGCTTGATCTCTTAGTTCTTGCCAAAGAAAAGCTAAAGCTTGTGAACTCATTTGAAAAGCGTTCTGAGCATTCTGTGCGTTGATAGCATTTTGTGCAGCAGTATTTATAGTATTTGCTTGTCTTCTCCACTCTACATTAGAAGCTTCAACTGCTGCTGCATTTTGAGCATTCCATTGATTTCTTGCAAAATCTTGTTGTGCATTAAACTGATCTACTTGAGTAACCAACTGTGAATTAAATTTAGAAATGTCTGCTTCAAGACCTACTCTTCTTGCTTCTGCTGCATTGTTCTGAGTTGCATTAAATTGTGACATTGCATCATTACGAGCAGCATTGTTCATGTCTATTTGAGAAGATAAGTTAGCCATAAATTGATTTGTTTGATTCTCACTTGCTGCATTAAACTGAGCAGCAGCATTACTAGCAGCTTGGTTGCTTAACATTCTTTGTTGAGCTTGTTGAGCTTTTAAAACTTCTGTTTGTTGTTTATTGTTTAAATTAGCCATATCCATATTTAAAAATGCTTGAGCATTCTGAGCAGAAAGCCTAGTATTTGCATCAAGCTCCGCTAAATCTAATCTAGACATATTTGCAGCATTTTGTAAAACTGCTTGTTGTTCTTGACTTGCATCCGTCAAAGCAACTGTTTGTAAGAACTTACTATTGGATAATCTTGCTTGTTGTTCATTATTAAGATTAGTCATGTCCATATTAAAGACTTTATCAGCATTACTAAGTGCTGTTTGTTGTCTCATTTGAGCATTCATTTGCTCTGCTTGTGCCTCAATATTTCTTTGAGACATTACACTTTCTTTTATAGACTGTGCATTGCTCTGTGCTAAAGGCATAGCACTTTGTATAATTGCATTAAACAATGCATCTCTACCTACTGTAGAAGCATCTAATCCACGCTGTGCTAACATTTCGTTTACTGCTGCAACTGCAGGTCTAGCAAAAACAGGAACTTCTCCTGATTCCATTCCTTCTAATAAAGAGTTTAATTGTGTTGATACTAAAGCTTCTTCAGGAAGACCAGCGATCATTCCTCGTTCTTCTTCGCTGTAATCCATAAGTTCGTCTTCTAAAACTTCAGGATCGTTTCCTATTAGATTAATTTGATCTTCACTTAAACCTGCTCTTCTTAATTGTTTTTTAGCACGAAGAACTCTTGGTAAATTAGTTCCTGCTATTTTTGCAGCCTCTGCTTTTGCTTCAGGACTTAAAGTTCCTGTAGCTGCTTGAACTAAAGCATCTGCAGCTTTTTGTTGATTAACATTAATTCCTTCTGCAGATAATGTAAGAGAAGCATCTTGCATTTGTGCAATAGCTTGAGGACTAACTTCTCCAGTTTGTGCATCTATGACAGGTGTTTCAGTAACTTGAGCAGCCTCCATAGTGGCTGTTTCTACATCAGCAGGCGCTTGAACATCAGGAGCTACTTTTCCTGCAGTAACCGTTTCTGCTCTTGGAGCAGTTGCCACAGAAGCTTGTGCTTTTTGTTCTGGTGTAAGATCCGTCATGGTTGTTATTTTCATGTCTCTAACAACAGGTTGTCCTGTTTTAGGATCTATTCCACCAACTTTTTCAGCGTCTGGTATAACTGCTTCTCCGCTCGGACCTTTTCCTCCTGCTATTTGTTCAGCATATTTTTTAGGATCTTTAACAGTAATTGGAGGTTTTGGAGGTTTTGTTTCGTCATTACCTCTAGGAGTTCTGTCTCTTGGTCTTCCTCCTCCTGTGTTTCTTGTTTCACTTTCAGTAGTAGGTTGATCAGGAATAGGTCTACCTACATTCGGATCAAAAGCAGGTGTCATTTCTTCTTGAGCAGGATCTTTAATAGGAGCAGGCCTATCTTGCCTAGCAGGTGTAGAAACCATAGGAGAAGGATCTGCTGTTATATTTCTATCTTTAACTTCTTTTTGAAGATCTCTTTCTGCTTGAACTTCTTGTTCTGCTTTAGAATTATTATTTCTTCCTCTTTTAGGACCACTACCTCTAGCCAAAGCAACTCTACCACCTTGTCTCATATCAAGTCTATTACCTTTATTATATCTTTTTCTTGCCATTATTATTTACTCTCTTCAAAAAGCCTGTCTATTTTTTGTTCTAATTTTTCTAAGACCTTCATAAGTTTACCCATGTCATACTCAAAAGTATCTCTAGATATGTATTCTTTAGCCATCTCTTCTCTTGTTTTGTTGATAAGGATGTCAAGTCTTTTAAGTTCTGCAGCATTACTGCGTATAGCATACAACACAGGTGCGACTATAAGAGTCAACACCACATTCCAAACTATGTAGCTTGAAAGCTCCATTAAAGTTCTTTACGAACTAGGTACTGCAAAGTCATTGTCTGGCTCTGCATAAACTACAGGATTCGTAATTACTGAATCTACTTGACTAGTAAAGACTGCATCCCATTTTGTAGTATTAAACATTGCAGTTAGTGCTGCAAGGTTAAATGTGTCTTTAGCTGCTTTGGTAAAATCACCGTCTGCTGCAACTGCTACAGTAAGAAAAGTACTAGTATAATAAGTAGAATCGCCTTCGTTGTCATTTTCATATTTCATAGACAAATGCCATTCTTCTACTTTACCAGATTTTTCATGAGGGATTGCTTTTACAAGCGTTTTAGTTACTGCCATTTTTTATTCCTCTATTTTAGATTTTAATTGCTCGACTTCTGCCGAGAGTTCTTGGATTGCTTTTACAAGCATTGGTATTAGACCACCTTTTGCAATTTTTTGCACTTCGTCATCACCTGTTTTCCAAATATTTTGACCGTCTTTTATGTCATCGTGTTTGTCTATAACTGCTTTAACTTCTTGTGCAATAAAGCCGTGATACTCTACACCATACTCTAAACCGACACTCGGTTCATTAGAGTCTTTTTCATACTGTGGCATATCCGTTGGAACATCTTTCTTTTTCTTCCATTGATATGTAATTGGTCTGAGTTCGTTAATAAATTGAAGTCCTGCTGTAGCATCTTGTACATTTTCTTTTAACCTTTCATCCGAAGATGCTGCCCAAGATTCATCTGAACCATTCAAATCGATTTCGACAACATTTCCGTTATATCCAAGCGTTGCTCTTGCATCACTTGTACCATCAATTGTTGATCCAAGAACTAAACGACCAGTAGCACCACTTGCTCCTGTATCTCCGTTTGAGCCTACTACTGTATTTCCGTTTCCTGTAGTTTGGTCATCACCTGCTCTTTTACCAATCATTACATTATCTGTGCCTGTACTGATCGCATCACCTGCTTCAAAGCCAACACAAGTATTTCCATCCCCAGTTGTAATTGCTGTTCCAGCATAAGCACCCACACCAGTATTTGCTGCCGAAGTAGAAGCAGTTAGCGCATCATATCCTAAACCTGTACTGTAATGTGTTGTTGTATTTGCATCCAAAGCATAAGTACCTAAAGCTGTATTCTGCGCACCAGTTGTATTTGCTCCTAGTGCTGCTGAACCTACCGCAGTATTACCATCGGCTGCATTTGCTGCATCTAAAGCTCTTGCGCCTACCGCAGTACAATCACCACCAGTTGTGTTTCCAAGCATTGCGTTATAACCAATAGCAGTATTTAAACCACCACCTGTATTTGATCCCAATGCTTCAGAGCCTACTGCCGTGTTTTGAGAAGCGGTTGTGATTTTGTCTCCAGCTAAATAACCAATAAGTGTGTGTCCAGCACCAGTGGTTACATCATTACCAGCTTCGTGACCTATGGCAACATTTTCAGTTCCAGTTGTGTTTGCTTTTAATGAGCCTTTACCGATTGCTATGTTTCCATTAGCTGTAGTTGCTGTTTCATATGCTTCAACACCAATTACAATGTTATTAGAGCCTTCTGTAATTGATTGTCCTGCATCACGACCTATCGCAATGTTATTGTCACCTGTCGTATTTGCAATTAAAGCATCTTTACCTACGGCTGTTAAAGAAGTACCTGTAGTATTTGCGTTTAAAGCTGCATACCCAACTGCAGTGTTATTTGAAGAAGTTGTATTAGCTACCAAAGTTGCAGTACCTACCGCTACGTTTGCTGTTCCTGTGGTATTTCCTGTCATAGAATTGTAGCCAATAGCAGTGTTATTAGCTGCCGTTGTGTTAGCGTCTAAAGCATTCGCACCCACCGCTACGTTCTGTGCGCCTGTTGTATTTGCAAGCATAGTATTTTTACCCACCGCAACATTTTCAGAAGCAGTAGTATTCGCTTGTAACGAATTAACACCCACACCAGTATTATTTGCGCCTGTAGTATTTACTAATAAAACAGCATATCCCACACCTGTATTATCCGAAGCTGTTGTGTTTGCTGCTAAAGTTTGAGAACCGACAGCAACATTAGTAGCACCTGTGGTAGTTGCATTTAAAGTATTATAACCAAGTGCTGTGTTGTTATCTGCGGTTGTGCTTAACTCAAGTGCATTATTTCCTATGGCTACATTTTGGTCCCCTGTAGTATTAGTCATTAAAGATTCTTTACCCATCGATACATTTCTATATCCTGTAGTGGTTGCAAGTTGAGAATCTTTTCCTACAGCAGTGTTTCCTTCTGCCGTACTTGCCAACAAAGCTCCTTTACCAAATGCTGTACTGTTATTGGTTGTAGTTACATTTTTAAGAGCATCGGCTCCCATAGCCGTATTGTCAGTACCTGTTGTTATCTTTGCTCCTGCTGTAGCTCCTATAGTAGTATTTTTACTTCCAGTTGTTAAATCGTTTAAAGAAGCATAACCCATAGCTACGTTTTCATCACCAGTTGTCAAGGCTTCAAAAACATTAACACCTACACCTGTATTATAATTTGCTCCACTAATTGTTCCTGTAGTAGCATCTCCAATCATAATTGAAGAAGTACCAAAAGTTTTAGCATCTGATAAATCGTTTATTGAATTAGCCCCACCACTAGCAGGAGTTTCCCAATTTACTCCGCTTCCTGTTGAAGTCAGCACTTGTCCGTCAGAACCTTGTGCGCCACCAACTGTTAGGTTGTCTGTTTCTAGTGTTCCATCAATATCTACGTCACCGCTTATGTCTAATGTAGCTGCATCTAACTCACCTGTAATGGTTAAGTTTCTTATACCTGTGTAATCTTTATTGGAATCAAGTATAACTGCTTTAGAGGCTATTGCTGTACCGACAGCCGTTGCACCTAAGTCAAGATAATTAAGTTCACCTACAACAACTGTTGCTCCGTCCAGGATATTTAGTTCTGCTGCAGTACTTGTAACACCATCTAAGATGTTTAACTCTGCTGCAGTACTTGTAACATTTGTACCACCTATATCAAGCGTAGTCATTGATACTTCGCCTGCTACTGTTAATACACCATCAGCAAGAGTCATTAAATCTGTATCTGATGTATGTCCTATAGTTGTACCATTAACTATTACATTATCAACTGTAAGAGTTGTAAGCGTTCCAAGACTTGTAATATTTGATTGTGCTGCTCCTGTTACTGTAGCTGCTGTACCACTTGTATTACCTGTTACATTACCTGTTAAATTACCTGTAAATGAAGTAGATGTTAATACTCCTGTGCTAGGATTATAAGTAAGTCCTGTATCAGACTCTGCTCCTTGTGATCCTGTAGCTCCATCTACAAATATTGGATATACAGTTTCGTCTGTGCTGTTATTTGCAGAGACTGTAATATTATCAGCAGTTCCTGTAGTGTCTTGATTAAGTGTGCCAATTACAAAATCTAGTGTGTTGTCTCCATCTTCGTAAGTAACAGTGATATTAGTCTCAGTATTTGAAGATACCATAGCACCTACAGTATCTGCAATATATTCATTTAATGCAGTTCCGTCTACTGTATATGCATCGGCTTCTAAAGTTCCGTCAATATCAGCATCTCCACTAATATCAAGTGTAGCTGCATCAAGCTCGCCACTAATGGTTATATTTCTACCACCACTAATGTCTTTGTTAGCGTCTGTTATAATAGCTTTACTGGCTATAACTGTGCCGTTTGTTATGCCATCTATAAGATTAATGTCTGTAGCACTTGCAGTTACTCCATCAAGAATGTTTAATTCTGCTGCTGTAGCTGTAACTGCAGTTCCATTAATTGATAAAGCATCTGTTTCTAATGTACCATCTATATCTGCATCACCTGATACATCCAATGAGCCTGCATCAAGTTCGCCTGTAAGTGTAATGTTTCTAAAAGAAGCTGCATCTTTATTTGAATCTACGACTACTGCTTTAGAAGCTGCAACAGTTCCTGCTGTAATTCCGTCAAGCATTTCTAGTTCAGCTTCTGTTAATTCTGCACCTGAACCTAATGTAAGTGTTCCTGTTACTGTAAGATTATCGTTTACTGTTACTTCAGAAGTTGTGTGACCTATTGAAACTGGAACACCAGAAGTTGCAGTACCAATAGTGATACCGTTAGAAGTATTAGAGTTGTCTATATTTAATGATGTTGTTGCATCTAGTGAAATAGTTGTTCCGTCTACTGCAAGTGTTCCGTCTATGTCTGTATTGTCTAAGTTAGAAGTTCCATCAACATCTATATCTCCTGCAACATCTAGACCTGCAGCACCTGCTAATACTAAATCATCAGCAGAAGCATCCCATAACATGTAAGCACTAGCTGTATCACCAAAGAATTTAACATCGTAACCAGTATCATCTACACCAACAGTTATAGTATTATCTACTTGAATAGCACCATCAAGATTAGTTGCTCCTGAAACTGTTAATAAATCTGTGGTAATTGTACCATCAAAATAAGCATCTTTAAATTCTAAAGAACTTGTTCCTAAATCAATATCGTTATCTGTAACTGGAACAATAGCTCCGTCTTGTATTCTAATCTGCTCAACTGCAGCACTAGAAACTTCTACAAATACTCCCCAACGATTATTTGTGCTATCTACAACAATTTTATTAAGAAAATCTAAATCACCAATAGTATGTATATTACCACCATGTCCTGCTGTACCATCGTGTCTGTGGCCTGTGCTTGAAGCACTGCTAGAACTGTATGTAAATGCATTTACTAATTGATTGTATTCATTGTTAAACAATGCAGCAGTAATGGTATCTCCATCACTAAACGTACTTTGTCTTGTATAACTTTGTGCCATGTTTTAATCTCTCCCTGAAGGTACGTAATCTATATATATTCCATTTACTGTATAAGGTGAATTTTGATTATCGCTAAATATTCTAAAATAATTACTTTTTCCACTGCCCTCTACTGATTGTCTAGTTATTGGATCTGTTGCTGCTCCAAACTTATGACCTGCTGTAGAACCAAAAACTGCTGTTCCAAACAACGAAGGTTTTGGTATTGATAATGAATAATCTGTAGGCTGTGGACTATCCAGATCATCAAAATTATATCTTATTCTTAAACTTGTATCAACTTCTCCTTCTGGAGTTATAGAAACTTTTACGTATTTTAAAGTTTTTAAAGTTCCTAAGTCTCCATAATCAATGTCTGGTGTCTGATATTTAGCTATAATATTTGTTGCTGATCCACCAGAATCTAAAAAACTATCTCCTGTGTCGTGATTATATACTTTTCCATTGTAATCACCATGATAATATTTTTCAACACCGCTTGAGTTAAAACCTGAAACTGCTGCAGCGCTTGCATCTATCCCAACTGTTTCAGACCACTGAAATTGTGTTCCTTGTTGTGTTGTTTTCAAAGTTCCTATTATTCCTCTTGCAGAACTTCCAGAAGTAGAATCTCCATAATATAAACGATATTGTGCCTTATCTCGTATAACAATACTACTTACATTATAACTTCCAATATTATCTGCAATGTTTTTCATTACAGGTTGTATTGCTCTAGTAACTGTACTTAACTCTACGTCACCAATTCTTGCTGTACCTGCTAGTGTTCTTATACCGTCAGGCGCTAAAAATACTAAGTCACCACCAATCTCTTGAATGCTTCTTCCGTCTAAACAACCTATATTTTGTGTAATTGGCTGTACCGCAATACTTGCCGATATGTTTATATTTACTAATTTATAAATACTATTTTTACAAAATATAATTAGATCATCACGAAAAGATCTTAATCCAACTACTTGATCATCTAATACTATACTTCCTGAACCACTTGATGTAAAATCATCTATATCATCTGTTCCACTATAAAATATAGTGTTTGGTGCTGTTGCTGCACCTGCTACAACTAAGTGCCTATCGTGTATCGTACAAAACTTAGGATAGTGTGTTCCGCTTACTGTTATTTCTTTTGCGTAGTAAGTTCGATCACTTAATGCACCAGTTCCTGTCATTTTAAAGTAAAAAGGTTTTACACCTGATCCTTCATCGGTAATTATAACTTCTCCATAAGTTGTATCACCTTCATAAGTTGCAAAATGTGCAAGACTTTGTGAAGTTCTAGCTGAAGCACTACGACCTGTAAAAGTACTATAGTTATCTCCACTACCAGAAACACTTGCTCTATTTATTTGCAACCAACTTGTTCCGTCTAAACTAAAATATATATTAGTACTTGAACAAGCTATAACTCCATCAGCGTAAACATGAAGACCTAATATATCGTCTTCACTGCTTGGATTTGCTGCGCTTCCTCCTCCAAAAGCTGAAAAACCATTTACTCGTCTATATCCTCCAGCAATATCAACTTCAAAGTTTTCTAACAATGTAGCAGAACCAGGAGTTCTTAACATTTCAAAAGAACTTGAAGACTTATCTAATCCTCCACTACAAGCTAATGCAAAAGGTTGAGAAGCAGTCATTATATTTGATCCGTTGACATATACTTAGGCGCAGGATTCATTAAATTAGATCTCATTTTTCTTAATCCTTTTTTATAATCGTCTAATGCAAAAGCTGCTGCCTGTGGATTGTCTTTAAATTGATGCATATAATATCTAGCTCTTGCTAATAATACTGAACTATACATGTCAGGAAATACTATTGTATCTCCGTGTGCATCTAGTGCTGTAGGTAAATCCCAAGCAAAAAACCACACTCTATAAACTTTGTCAGGTATTGGACTTAATCCAAACTTTCTACCGTCTTTACTTCTTATAACAACTTTAGGTTCACCATATGTTTGAGTATCTGCATCGTCTATATTTTCAGATTCTCTATAATGGTCTTTCCATTCTTCTAATGTTACAAAAGATAAATTCTTACTTGTATAAGGTGTTGATGCACCACTAACTCCAATAGTTGTTAAATAAAAATCATTCCAATCTATTGCACCATAATCAGTTGTAACTGAACTTGATGCTGCTTTTAATTCGTACCACCTTGTTCCTGCTGTTGTTTCAACATACACATTTCCATAAAAAGGATCTGTATCTCCGCTTTCTCCTGTAGCAAGAAAAGACCATCTAGGTTCAGCGCTTACTATATCATTATAAGCCCTATTAACACAATCTTTAACGTGGGCCTGAATTCCTAAAGCACTGCTAAAATTAGAAGAAGTTAAAACAACTTCGTTTGATTCTCTTAGTAACTCATTCGTTAATTGTAAATAAGTAGTTGCCATTATTTTTTATGAACCTTTTGTATTGCAAAATTTGCTTGTTTGCTCGCTCCTTTATGAGGTTTATATCCTCCTTTTGGATCTTTCATTAATTTATAAGACTTACCAGATTTCATCCAGTGGTATCCTTTTGGTGCTTTAACTTTCATATTACTTCATTGTGTTCATACCAACTCTGGCAGTACACTTTTCAACTTTATCTTCTATGTTTTCATATTGAACAACTCCACCATCACTATAAGCCATTCTTTTAGGAGTGCCTTTATTCATTTTTTTTCTTTTATCTTTATCTTTACTATAGTACATGTTTATCCTTTTTGTCTGTTATAATTCTTTTGGGTTTTTCCAAAAATCCTGTCAAAATTCTTATTGTATGTTTTTCTTTCTTGAGCAGTCATTCTATTGCCTGCACTTACTAATTTTCTATTGCCTTTTTTCTTATTCTTTAAAATAATAGGTCTTGCATCTGTTGATATTTGTGGCATTTTTTTCCTTTTTTTTTGAGTATGGGGAAGGAACTTATAATATGTCCTTCCCACACACCTTTATTGCTTTAATTAACGATTAGTCAATTGCATAGAAAGCAGATACTAAAGCTTCGCTACGAAGTACATCAGCGCCATAGACGTGAAGACCTCTAACGATGTCACCAAAACTGTCAGGATCACGAAGAACCTCAGTTTGTGTAATAGCTTGTGCAGTAGCGCAGGCAGAAATATGTCCAGCTATACATTTACCACTAGCTGTAGAAGCAGCAGCAATGTTATTAGACTTGTACATATCAAAACCACGCAGCTTTCCACTTGATACTAGTCCATTACGGATAGAACCTTGCCCTGCATTGAAGTCGACTGACATTAATTTTGAACCAGACTGAGACAGTTGCTCATACCACGAAGGAGGAGCGACAAACCATCTTCCTTCTTCAGGAATGTTTTGCTCGTCTAACAATCTAGCCATAAATGCCATTACATCAAGAGGATCAGTTCCAGTACCATCAGAACCAGTAAGGTCGATAGAGTTAGAACCGCCTTGATGTTGCCCCATTGTTTGAGTAGCAGCAGAAGCGTCTGCACCTAATACGTGATCAGGTGAAGAAGTTGAGACACCACTAAACAATTCAGCAATAACACCTTCATCAAAAGCATCTTTAAGAGCGTAAGCTGCAGAAGAGGATGCGACCTCTTTGAAGTTTACGTGAGACATAGATTTCTCAATGTCATCTACTTTGAATTTAAAAGCGTTAGCGACATCAACAGTAAGGGTTTCTTCCATGTCAGTAAGTTTGGTCTGAGTAACATCTGCACCTCTTTCATACTGATAAACAGTAATCTCAGGTTCTTTGATAATACGTACAGTATCTCCGTAAGCTGTAATTTCACCTGCATAATCAGTGTTAGTGATTGCTTCTGCTACTGAGGCTTTTCTAAAAAAGTTAAGTACCTTCTTGGAATAAACCTTAGGCATGAAGAATGCATTAGTTTGTCCAGTTACGGAGTTGCCAAAGTTACCATTAGTATCAGTCGATTGCTCAAATAAAGCGTCCGATTGATTATAAGCCATTTTAAGTCACCTTTAAATGTTAATAGTTATACTTTAACCACGAACCCTACCTTCTTCAAGAGCTTTATCGATCTCTGCTTCGAGCCGATCAAACTCATCCATAGGTAGTGCTGCGATCTCCTCTTGAGTCCAAATTTTCGGTTCTGCTGTAGCATCTATCGTTGTAGTCTTTGTAGATACCATGTCCGCAGCCGTTGAGCTTGAACTCTTAGACTTCTTTTGAGTCTGTGTTTTCTCATTAGAAGCTAATCCCATGTCCTGTTTAAATAAATCAATTGCTCGACTTGCTAAACTAACATTGTTAGGATTATTATAAACCCATGCTTGAATATCTTCTGGTTGAGTCTTGGCCCAATTGTGAAATTCATCACTATCTCGAAGTTCTGAAAAATCAGGATGCTTATTATAAAGCTCTGACTCTGCTTCTCTTCTTAGGGCTGCTGCTTCTCTTTCTTGTAAAGCTGCAATCTTAGAATTTAATTCTTCAACTTTGGCTTCACTTTGTAAGTGTGAAACAGTTTCAACCACATCATAAACATCAGGATATTGTGCTTTAAATTGTTCAAGTTCTTCGACAGTTTTTGGAGCTTTGTACTCAGGTCGTGAAGCGGTTGCTTCTTGAATAAGTTCTTGCTCTCTGCTTCTAAACTCATTAAGCTTACTATCGTAATGCTTTTTCAAGTCATCGTACCTTTTTTTATAGTTAGGCTGTGAATAAGGTTTAGTTTTTTCTACTGGTTGTTCTTCTACTTGTTGATCACCTTCTTCAACTTTTTTAGTTTCTCTAGGTTCAACAAATAAACTGTCAGCAGATAAACCTGCTTTAGGCATAACATCTTCCGTATGCCATGATTTTCTCATGTTGTACGGATTAGGTACTGGTTCATTTTGTGCTTCTTCTGTAGAAGCTACATTTTCATTTTCAGTCATTTTTACTCTCCTTCCTTTGTGCTTACTCTACCGAAGGTGGCTTATTCCAAGAACGTCTTCTTTATAAGTGCTTTCCCAAGTAAGGTGGCATCAAAAGGTATTTTACTTTTTTAAAATGTAGAGGGCTGTCTGACTAGGACAGGTGGCTCTACGGTTAATTAGGAGACGAATAGTGAATTACGAGGATTCAAAGCAATCATAGATTCGCTCACTTTTTTATCAGCTAAAGACTTAGGCATTAAACTACCTTGTCGTTCTTTAGGCTGAACAGAACGAACTATTTCTTCGTCTTCTTCTTCCTCTACGTTTACATATCCACCAACCTGCATTGTTCGTCTCATTTCTTCATCAGCTTCCATTTCGGCTACTTCCATCAAACCTTGTAGGTTCTCAGGACCAATTTGGTTAGCTGCTTTAGAAGTCATAACGAACTCTCCATCCGATAACCTTGCAGGTATCGAATCTGATACTCCAGATCCTGGTCCTTCAACAGGGCCAGCACCTGAAAATTCTGAAGCTGTTTCAATTACTTTATCAAAAATTACACTTAACATCTCATCTTCGTTAAGTTTTTCAAATAAATAATCTTCTTCTTCTTGACTTAGTGATTCATTTATCACAAAGTCCATATAATCTTCTTCCATTTCTTCATCAGGCAACATTTCAGGCATAGGCTCTTCTTGCATTGGCATTTCTTCTTGTTCTTCCATCATCATAAGATCGCCCATCTGATCTTCTACTTCACCGCCTTCTTGTTTTTGTTGTCTTTGTGCCTCTTCTGCTAACTGATTAAATCTGTTTCTAACATCTTCTTCAGTAAACTGTTCAGCAAAAGAACCAGTTCTTGAAGCGTTTTTGTAAATCTGAGTAATAGCATTGTCTATCATGTCTTGTGGAGCGCCAATATAGTTTTTTAAACTTTTATCTACGTTTTCTCCTAGTTCTAGCTCATATTGTGTATATCCGTCTTCGGTTCTAGGTTGTAATTGTCCTTCAATAACTTCTTTTCCTGTTGCTTTTTTAATTCTAGGCTGATACATAAAAGAAGGATCGTATCCAAAATCTAAAGGATTTTTTGCTTCTGTTTTACCTACGTTTTTATACAAGCTAGGAAGCATATTACTTATAATGCTTTTTATTCCTGTAGCCATTTATTTCTCCTCTTCTTTTCTACTTGTAGCTTCAGCCACTTGTTCCTTCAACTGCTCTAATTGTGCCAGAGAATTGATCTTCCCCTGACTGCGGTACATTTCCAATTCCGATGTTGCCACCACCAGTGCCTGTAACTCCAACGTCTTGCGGTTGTTGAGGTGTTCCAGCAGGGCTTCCCATAGGATTCGGTTGTTCACCAACGGCAGCAGTTTCGTTGCCAGTGTTTTGTCCAACATTTTGCATTCCTATAATTTGTGCCATAATAGCTGCTTCCTCTGGATCATTGAGTATTTCTTCAGGATCAAGATCCAAACTATAGGCTAGTTCACTTACTAATTTAGAAATCTTAACAAATGGTGCAACAGCAGGGCTTTGTGCAGTTTGTAAGAACATTGTCAACCTTTGGCTTCTTACTTCTTTTTGCATCAAGCTATTTGTTCCCATAGCATTAACTTCTAAATCTCCTTCGATTCCTAATTTACCTTCCATAAATTGCATATTCCATTGAAAGTATGCTTCACCTAAAGGTTTTAATAAGAAATCATCTAAATTCTTTACAACTGTTTTAATGTTTAGACTAGCTGCACCTAGTAGCATTGACATACCAGAAGCAGTTCTTGTCATACTTTGCACTCCTGTTTGTCCGTGTGAATAACTAGGAATACCTGTCTGCTCATCTGCCAACTGTCTAAATTTGTCAAACATCATCATGTTTTCTGTTGATGTATTAGGAAATTTTAAACCGTGTACTGCTTGTCCTGGCATTCCTGCTTGTCTGCGGAATATTTTTCCAGGATATATTTCCATTGACTGACCGCCTACAAGTGCTGATTCGTCTACATCAAACACCAAAGATCCTGCTAAAGCTAGATTGTCAATTGCCATACGAGCATGGCCATTCATAATCTGTTGAGCATCATCCATATTTTCTGCTACACCAATACCAAAGAAACTATAAGGATTTCTTTCAAAAGGAAAAGCATGATACGGAAGTCTGTGTGGTGTAAAAGGATTAATTACAACCCTAAGAAGTTGACCATTACAAACCCAAGCATTAATTTGTACTTCGTCTAAATCATCTATGCTGTCAGGAACATCGACACCTGCTTCTCGCATATACTCGGCATCCATTATTCCCCAATACTCAAGAACCTCATATTTATCTGATCCGTATGATTTGTCTTGTTCATCATCACGAAGTTGAGTATCGTAATACTTGTCTTCATAGTTAGCGCCTAACATAAGTGCTTCTCTGATAGCGTCTTTATCAAAATAAGGCATTTTGCGCAAAGCACGAAGCTGACTTTTGTTTAATTTGTGTCTATGAAGAACATATTCACATTCTTCTATGTTTGTTGCTGAAGGATCAGGAAAGAAATCCCAAACACTTACAAATTCTATTCTAGGTACTCTAACATCTACAGGAGCGTAAGTCCTTTCTCCATCTTCTCCTTCATCCCAACGACTAAGAGTTTTATTAAAATTAAATGGTCCTTTAACAATTCCTGTTCCTAATAGAGCAGCTTCTAATAAAGCATTTCTTATTTCTGAAGATCCTTTTGACTCTTCTATCTGATCATGGATTAATTTTTCCATTCTTCTAGAAGCTCTTTGAGCAGGTTTAATTTCTATTTGATCAGGAAGAGGACTACTTCCTTCAACTAAAACATCTGCTGCTTCTTCTTCTAAAAATTTACCAGAGTTAAAAGTAGCTCCTGGTTTTAAAGTTTTTCCGTCTCCTTCATATCCGACATCAAAAGGACTTTCAATCGTATCTTCTTCTTGTGCAATGCTTGTTTCTATTCCTGGAGTTGGATTTTGAGTGTCTAAATGTGCAAACTCTGCTATTCCTTCTGGCATTTTTGTTTCTTTAACTCCAATAGGAAATTTATTTGCTCCAAAAATTACTTCAACTAACTGTCCAAAAGCTGCTAAAACTTTTGTTTTTGTAATCTTTACAAATACTTTAGACTTTTCTGATTCTCTAAATCTTATTTTTTTATCGTATAAACCTCTGTAATTTCTATAAGCTGTTAGCCACCTGCTTTCATGAGAAATTCTTGCAGTTTCTGCATCTGAAAAACGATCTTGTATAATTCCTACTAAGTTTAATTTTTGATCTTCTTCAAGTAAAAGAGCTTTACCTTGTTCGCCTTCAATATCTCCAAAAAAGACATTATCTGCGTTGTCTATAAATGTATTATCGTTTTCTGCCATATTTTAATATCCGAAATCTGGATCTATTGGATTGTATATAGATTCTTTTTTTAGTTCTCTTATGCGCTGTAAAGGATCGTTGATTCTTGGTCTGCTCATAATTAAATAACGTAGCGCATCGTATGCATGATCTGATGCATTCGTATCTACGTCTTCAGGTTTAGTCTTACTCAAAGGAATACTTTGTAGTTCTCGAATCAAGTTAGGACAAGTGTTAAAAATTTGTAATTTAGGTCGGCTCCCACTATTCTGAACTTTCAAATATTCATGAATTTGAATTTTACCTTGTATTCTATTTTTATCTGCTCTTCTTAGCTTGTGACCAAGTTGTTGAAGTGTTTCTCCAACAGTAGGACCAGTTGTTCCTGTTCTAGCCCAAGCTGCCGTATCTAGTACTCCTTGTACTGAAAACGGATCTTCTACTTCCATTTCAGTTATTATACGACCTAAATCGAGTCCTGTCAAGTTTTTTTTGTATAATTCTCTGTAAATTATTAAAGTTCCATCACTTCTATCTATTGCTCCCCATAGACAACAGCTTTCTGAAGAGTAACCATAATCAATACCTTTTACCCTTTCCCAAGTAACAGGAAGAAAGAAAGGCTCAATAACATGGACTGTTGGATCAAACTCAACAAAGGCAGCACCTTCAGCAACATCCCAATTACCTTCCAACAGTTGTCTTCGTTGTATGGGAGGAAGAGCTTTAAGCATTTGCTCGTATCTTCCGTCTTTAGCTAGATAAGGATTATCATCTAACTTTGCAGGAATAAACTTTCTTGTCAAACCATCTGAACCTACAAAGCTTTCGTTTGTTTCTGATGGTTCAATGTAGCGCTTTTTAACCCAATTTGCGCCTACACCACCAGGATTGGCAGTACATCTTAAATAAGGTTCTATTTCAGGATCTGTTGTTCTTAACCTTGAAGCCAGATAGTTCCAACCAAACTCAGTCGGAAGGTGAGTAATCTCATCAAAACCTATCCAACTATATGCTTGGCCTTGATAACGATAAACATCTGCATCTCGTTCTAAGAATCCAAACTCTATTTTTGCACCGCTTGGAAAGTTCCATAACTTCTCGACTTCACGAAACTTACATCCTGGAAAAGCTTGCGGATATAATTCACGAGACTTGTCTATTAGCTCACGTAGTTCAGGCATAGACCTTCTTAATATTAAAGCACGATGAGCAGCTTTATGTGCATATCTTAAAGGATCAACTAACATAGCATAAGACTTACCGCCTCCTGCTGCTCCACCATATAGCACATCTTTTTCACCTGCTGCAAGGAAATCTGTTTGTGGTCCTTCATTCGGATGAAAGACTACATTTTCCTCTTTGTTTTCTTTTATTTCTTGTTGTACGCTTGGAGTAAGCTGTTCTATTTCTGTGTCTAATACAACTTGATTATTTGTTTTATTATCAAGTTTATTTAAAACTTTTGTTTGTTTTTTTAAACTTTGTTTTTGATTCGATATTTGAGTTTGTAATTTTTTTATTCTTTTTTTCTTGTTGTTTACTGCTCTTCTAGCATTTATTTTTGCTTTTGTTTTAGAGTGATAATGATAATTACTTTTAGATCCTTTTGGTCTACCTGCTTTCTTTTTAGGTGTTCCGTCTTTTTTTAATTTAAATGTAACACCGTCTTTTTCAGTTTGATAGTTTTCAGGATATAATTCCCAATCTTTCTTGTCTTGTTCCATATTTTTTATCTATGATTTTTTTAAGGCCTGCAGGACTGATTGATCTTCCTGTATTGTTTTCTAACAAATAACAGCCATCTCGTAAAGACAGCCCTTCATTTACAACCATTTCTTCAACGGCCTTTAATGCTTCAAGCTGTTCTTGAATAGGAGTTAAATGTTCTTTGTCTTCGGATAAACTGTATCCGAAAGGAACAGTGGAGCTTGTTCTACGTTTTAAGTTGATATTATTTTTATTCAATAAACTATGCCCTGTCTGTTCCCATTCGTTTTTGCGCCAAATTTTTGTCATTTCTTTTTCTTAGTTGTTCTTTTCTTTTTTTTACTATGTAGTCCGTGTTTAGCGTGTTGCTTTCCTTTTTTAGTGGCTGCTCTTTTTTTTCTGTTTGCTGCTGCTAATTTTTTACGACCTGCTGCAGTTGATTTAAGTTTTTTAATTTTTGCTGCAGGAGCATACACTTCTCCAGTTTCAGAAGATTTTTTACCGCTAGGAGTTCTCCATTTTTGTTTAGTCCATTTCTTTAAAGACCTTTGTGATTTTTTAAGCGCCATTACTTGTATCCTCCACCTTTAGCTTTATACATTTTAGCTAACATCTGTGCTTTACGTGCAGACCATTGACCAGCTTTACCGCCTTTTGATCCTGCTTTGATTTGTTTGAACAAAGCTTTTCGCATAGTAGGTTTAGTATAGTTACCTGCTTTGTTTACTGTTGATTTTTTCTTTTTAGTTGTTGTTTTCTTTTTAGGCATTTTTCTTTTTTCTTATAGTTGTTTTGTAAGCTTCGTTCTTTTTAGTTTTAGGATCATCTTTAACGAAATGTCCTTTTTTATTTCTAGCACGTACTTTAACTTCTTCGTAACCAAGAAACTTAGTCTTAAAC